CTTTAAGATATTCAGGTAATTGACCTCCTGATCTTTGTATTTGATCTTGGACAGATATACTTGTGCCTGGAATAATATCTCCATTTTTAGCACGATTAAATAATTCACCTGTCTCAGGATTAATATCAGGACTGTCATACCTATATTCTCCTTTCATAATATTGGCATCTTTCATGTACTCTACACCTTTAGCAGTAGGATTGAGTTCTACAATGCCTCCTACTGCTTTTTTAAATCCATTCCAATCAGAACTTACTTGTTCTCCTACTCTACCAAGTACACTATCTGATCCTGTTCCAAAGAAAGAACCAGCCGCATTTTCACCAATTACTTTATTAACACCTGGAATTTTACTGCCAATAAACCCAACAGTTTCTCCTATAAACTTACTAACAGCTCCAGTTACAGTTTTATAGCCTTTGTAGATAGCTGATCCAGTTTTGTAAGCAGCATTAACTATCCAAGAAGCTCCTTTGATTAAAGGATTAGCTTTAAATGAAGTAGCTAACCCTTTACCTAACATGCCTAAAAATGAACTACTAAACCCCTGTAATAAAGGAGCAAATAACTGCCCAAAAGGAATAAATGACAGGGCTATCTGTCCAACCACTCCTAATTTGCCAGCCCACTTACCTACTTTCTTAAAGACTTTTTTAATGCCTCTTCCAATCTTTTTGAAAGTTTTTTTAACACCTTTCCATAACTTACTAAAAAATCCCATCTACAATAACTCCTTTTAAACTCTTAGTTCAGGGGTTAGTTCAAATTCAAAATCAGCTTCTCTAATAGAATCACTAAATACTTCAAGAGAATCTAGTAATGTTTTTCTTTGTGCTGAATATTTAGCATCTGTCATGAATGCTTCATTAGCTAATACAGCATTAATAGCACTAATCTTTCTTGCTTTATCATTCTGATACTCAGTCATGTCAAAAGCAGCTTGATCACGTAATGTCTGCCAAGCTTGCGAAAGTGATGTTTTATCTAAATCAAATTGAAAAGCAGCTTGCTGTTGGTTAGCAGCATTTTGAGCTGCACTGTCTGCTAAGTTAGCTTTTCTTCTCCACTCTACATTAGACTGTTCAATAGCCTGAGTATTAGCAGTATTAAACTGCTCAATCTGCATATCTTGTTGACTATTAAACTGTCTTATTTGTGTTTGTATTTGAGCCATAAACTGTTCAGCTTGTAGTTCATTACCTGCATTAATAGCTGCTACTCGATTAGTCTCAGCAGCATTAAACTGCTCTAGTGCATTAACTTGCTGACTATTAAATTGATTTAAGTTAGCAGCAAGACTAGTCACAAACTGTTGTGTTTGTAAGTCACTAGAAGAGTTAAACTGCCTTACAGCATTTTGTACTCCTGCATCACTTAGCAATCTTTGTTGTCTTTGCTGTGAGTCAAGCACATAAGCTTGTTGTTCATTATTAAGATTACTCATATTTAAAGACAAAAAGTTTCTAGCATTTTCTATACTTACTTTAGTTAATGCATCAGCCTCTGCTAAATCCATTGAAGCTAATGCAGTAGCATCTTGCAAAATAACTTGTTGTCTATTATTTAAATCTTGTAGCGTAGAGGTTTGTATAAACTTACTATTAGATAATTCTATTTGTTGACTAGCACTAAATTTAGTCAGGTCAATATTAGCGACTGTAGCAGCATTTCTAATGGCTGTTTGTTGATCTACATTAAGCTGCGCTAAATTCATTTGTTGAGCAAGCGTTGCAGATATTTTATTAACTTCTAATCGACTACTAAGATTAGCTAATTCTGTTTGTTGAGCTGCTGTAAGGTTTTGAGCCTCTGCCTGGTTCTTAGCAGTAAGGAATGCTAATCGCATCTGTTGTTCAGATGATAAATTAGCAACTTCCATTTGCTGCTTAAAGGCTGCATTCTTCTCTAAAAAGTTAGCTGCTACTTGCATCTCAGCTAATCTTTCTTGATTAACAGCACTTTGATTAGCACCTAATCTTTGAGATTCTACTTGTAAATTAGCTAACTCTATCTGTTGATCATTACCAAGATTAGCCATTGCTGCTTGTTGTTCATTCTGCAGACTTTGTAATCTAACTTGTTGAGCTTGCTCTGATTCAGTTAACTGTGCTTGCTGAGTAAACTGCCCTTGAGTTAAATTAATCTGTTGAGCAAGTTGAGCAGACTGAGAACCAGAAGCTTGTCTATTGGCTAAATTATTTAACCTTAATTGCATCTCCTGAGAAGACTGCTGCAAGTTAGCTTGTTGCTCATTAGATAAGTTTTGATTTGCTCTTTGTTGCAATGCTGCTGCATTACTTTGAGCAATAGGCAAAGCAGTTTGAATAATGGCATTAAATAATGCGTCCCTGCCTACTGTAGAAACATTAAGTCCTCTAGCATTTAGTCTAGACTCTACTAATTGCACAGCAGGTCTAGCCCATGTAGGAGTTACACCTTCATCTATACCTGCTAATAAATTTTCTAACTGAACAGAAACAAGAGCTTCATTAGGTAATGCTGCAATAGCTGCCTGTACTTCTACTGGCTCTGTATCTACTTGCGCTGTTACTTGTGCAGGATTTTCTAGGATTGCTTCAGATATTTCAGGAGGTATCTCACCTACTTCTTGTAATAAAGATCTAGCATCTCCCTTAGCTGCTTCTCCTTTTAGTTCTCTTCTTTCTGCAGCTTCATATCCTACCGTTCCCTGAATTAAAGCTTCAGTACCTTGAGCAGCAGTCTCATCTAATATTGCTTGTCTAGATTGTTTTTCTGCTTCTCTAGTTGCTGAAAGAACAACTCTTTCTCCTGTAACAGGATCAATTTGAGAACGGGTATCTTCTATAAATTCAGGCTGCCTAGCTAATGCTTCTCGCTCTTGTTGAGCATCTCTTTCTGCTGCTCTTGTTCTTGTTAACTCAGCTTCAGAAGCTTCTGCAAGTCTTTCTACTGTTCCTGCAGCATATTCAGTAGGTTCAAAGTCTAATGTATAACCTTTCCCCTCTCCTATACGCCTTTGATAATCAAAAATATCAGTAGCTTCACCTCTTCGAATAGCATCTCTTACTTCAGGATATTTATTAAAATAATTTGATTCTGCTGCTAAAAACCCACGAATAGCTTTTTGATCAACACCTAATAACTCAGCATTAGTTTTAACTTTAGCAGGATCAGTTAACCTTCTTTCAGATTCTTCTACTGTATCTGCATCAATATCAGGAACACCTACTTTATCATCGTCTGATATTGGAGCTACATCTCTAAGTGCTCGTATAGGATTACCTACTTCATCAAACTGAATATTGCCTTGTGCATCTCTTTCAAACCTATCTATTTCAAAAGTATCTGCTCTAGTTCTAGTAGTTCCTGTTTGCTGATCAACTACTCTTTCAATAGGAATATCAGAAACAGGAGCTGCACCCATAGCAGGTATTTTATAAGGAGCAACTGTTTCTCCTCTAAATTCAGTACCTGATACAGGAAGAATAGTAATGTTACCCTCTGTATCTTGAACTCTATTTAGTTTAAGAATATTTTTGACTACATTATTATGAAAAGCAGCTTTTTCAGCTCTCCATGCTAAATATTCAGAAGTTACTATAGGATCAGATCTACTTTGTGTAGCTTCATTAAATGAAAATCTAAATGGTTCAGGGCGTGGATTAGCTGCATTCCACTTATCCATATTTAAACTAAATAATTCATTTTCTTGAGGAGTAAATGAAAGTTCATCTAATTTAATTGAACCTTTATTATCATTTACTGTTGTCGTAGCTAAATTATCTTCACCTGAATCATAAAATTTTTCTGTATTCTCAGGATTATTAACTTCTGCTAATCTAGGATCTGTATAAGGCTCTCCTTCAATATCAGCAGGAACAGGAGGAGTTGTAGCACTAGGAGGAGGTGCTAATCTTTGATTAATCGCTTCTCTAGTTTCAGGACGTAATGCTCCTATCTCAGCTACTTCTCTTAGTTTACGATTGTAAGCCTGTTGAAATCCTGGTGTTGGGCCTTTACTAAGCATCCAATTAGCCCATTCATCATTAGTGATAATCCCATCATTATTAGGATCACCTCCCTCACGACTTATAAGCTTATAATCATCAGCAGTAAAATCTTTTTCACCATCATAACGAGTACCAAAGTAAGGTTTCTCAGGCGTAGGTGAAGGTAAAGGAGTAGTATCAGCAGCAACTACTGGTTGTTGTTGAATAGGAGTAGTTGGTTGCGTAGGAGGAGTAGGAGTAACAGCCTCAAGTTTATCAGGATCAAAGTTAGTCAATCTACCAAGAGTGCCAGGAGCAATTGGTTGTTGTTCCCCTGCAATAGCAGTATCTATTACTCTTGGGGGAGGGCTTATATTACGTTGCTCTAATACAGCAGGCTCTCGACGAAGAAGATTTCTTGGCTGTGGTTGCACAGGAGGGGTAGTTGTAGGCTGCACTTGAGCTTGCTGTGCTTCTTTTGCTTCTTTTTCTTGCTCTTCTGCAGCCTTTCTAGCTTCTTCTACAGCATTACGCACACCTTCAGGCAAAGCACTAGGAAAACCTCCTTGCTGTGCTTTTACCCTACCTCCTCCAGTATAATCCTGCCTCATTTTTAAAGCACGACTACGCTCCTTAGCTTGTTTTCGCCTTTTTAATGCTTTTAGAGCTTTCTTACTTTTAGCCATAACCTACTAACCTTTCTGTAATTTATACAGGCTTATTATTTTCTAAGTAGATTCCCGTATTAGGAGTAGGGGTATTCTCAGCTAAATATATATCATTAGCTCCACCAGCTACTTTAGGATTCTCTTGAGGTAATACATCATTAGCTCCTCCTGGTGTTGCAGCAGGATTAGTTAGATAAATGTTAGCATTACCACCTGATACTTTAGGATTCTCAGGAAGATAAATATCATTAGCTCCACCTGGTATCTTAGGTGAAGGTTTGTGTTGTGTATCTGTAGGTTGTGCCATTACAGTTCTCCTATAACTAAATTAAAATATCATTGCAGCCCACGCTGCAGCACCAGTTGTTCCAACAGTTCCTACAACTAACCACGCTAACTTTTCCCATCTTTCAGCATGGTTAGATGTAACCACTTTCAGATCTCTAAGCTCTACCATTGCTTCAGCCCAACGCTCTCCGCATTCTTTCTCATGTGTTGCTATTCTTTCTAATGCTTCCAACGCCAGCTCCAATCCTTTATCAGTATTACTTTCCATTCTTCCCATTCTTTGATGATGTGTATGCTTGACTACCAAACCACACACTAACTACACCTGCTACTGAAATATAATAAATACTGCTCATTGAGCCTAATATATCAGCCCCTTTATCTAGTTCTAAATAACTACTTACTAAAACTAATGAGGGATAAAGCAACATTCCCCATAAAGCAAACCAACACATATTTCTTTGTGCATCTGCTTTCTCATTTTGTAACTCTAGAGACTGCAAGCGTTCACTAGCTGCTATCTCTTCATCACTTACTATGCCATCACCATCAGCATCATACTTGGCATACTCTGAATCTGGCTCTAAGCGTTTTGCATTCAACTTGTTACTTCCTCTATTTTATCCATTTCTATGTAGTTATGGACATAATGATCTCTAATAAAGCTTGCTTTTATTCCTTTTTGTTCTAAAGGTTTATGCCTTCTCATCAAAGGAGGAACCAAAGGAACAATATCTTTACCATGTCGATAGCATGTTACTGGTATGCCATCTAGTAACTTTAGTCTTCCACATCTAGGAGCACCAAAAGTTACAATCTGTTGTGGGACTATTTCATCCCTTACCATTAGAGCACCTACTATTAAAGCTACTGCTCCGCCAAGACTATGACCAGTTAAAATAATAGTATCTGGATCAATGTCATTTTCCATACAGACTGATAAGCATTTAGGTAATAATCTTCTAGCTGCTTTACCAAATCCTGCAGGAACCCATCCTAACTCTGGCATCCACCAGGGTAATATCCTTAAATCTCTTACTACATCCAGAGGCTCATCAGTACCTCTAAAAGCAAATACATTATCTCTAACAATAACTTCTATATTAAATTCTTCAAAATCTACTGAATTATAACTCTCTGCACATATCTGACTTAATGATTGATGATCCACTAGACATTCCAGTTAAGCAACTGCTAAATTAACTTGAGGCTGTGCAAAACTAAACCACCCTGTAAGAATCATTTTTTCTTCCTTTGGGGCCACTATCCCTCTGTGAGTATGCGTCCAATCAACAGGCCAAATTAGTGTTAATCCCTTGCGTGGTTTTACTTTGAGCTTCTGATAATAAAATTCAGTCTCACCACCCTCTTCAATATCATTCAAATAAGTCATCCACACTAAATGCCTAAAATTAGCTCCCATTCTCTCAGTATGCCACGCATGATAACCTGCCCCTTTTGAATACTTTTGAATATTAAGAGAGTCAAGAAAAAAAGAATCAACTTCATTAATAACTGGAAAATTTTTTTTATATTGCTCTAATACAGTTAGTAAATTACTTGTAAATTTATTCGCAAGATTAGGAACATCATATAAAGTTGAATCAATAGAATCTTTTACTGTTGTATCTATAATATTCTCTGTGTCTGGCCCTATTGTCCCTGGTGTAGTTTTGAATATATTAGTATTGTAAGTATTGATAATTTCATCACATAAACTTATATCAGGCAGATACCAAGCTCCTATAAAACAAGGTTGCTCTGGAGTTGTTAATTTTACTTCTTTCATTAGCTTCCCATTGTAGGAGGGGTATCAGGAAAATCACTGGTACTAGGCCAATCCCTTAATGCTGTTCTATAAGCAGCTATCTGTGTTTTTTGAGGATGATCAGGTAATAAAGATAAAGAATCTGTTCTTAATAATTCTTTATTTCTATAAGCCCTTGCCTCTGCTTTACGTTTTTCTAAAAGTTCTTCTTCAGTAGGATAGCGAGTAACATCTTCACAAACAGCATCAGGAAAAGTTTCTTTTGCCCATTCAAGAGAAGCAACTATTTGGTTGCTAACACCATCTTTTGTAACTTTAATAACTGCCATATTTTTATCCTAACTGAATGGGAAAAATAAGTATTAAACCAGAACCACCACAACCAGAGTAACCATGTCCAGAATTACCATTATTCATACAAGCTCCTCCTCCTGCACCAACACCACCACTTTGAGCGTAAACATTAGTACTTCCTGCACTATTGCGATACCCTTGCCCTCCACAAAAAGGGCCAGCAAACTGTGTCAAAGCATTGCGATTATTATAGACGTATGCAGATCTGTAGTGGGCATGTCCAGAATAAATTTGTGCTGGAACAGTACCAATCCCACCATTACCTGTATCTGTAGGATTACCTTCATCCCAAAACCCTGATGTGTGCGTAATGGTATTAGGAAAAAAACTTAGAGCAATACCTGTATTTTTATGAAAGCCATTGTAAGTAGATAAAATATTTGTATCTCTATGCCCTTCTACGCTCATGCCTTGAGGAGTACCCCCATAAGCATGATCTGATTGTTCTCCTTCTCCTGCAACACCACTACCATATAAATTAACTCCTCCACCCCCTGATACTCTATCAGTAGCCGAAGTATTTGTGCCTGCTGCTCCTCCAGTATTATTCATAAGATTACCCCCTGAAGCACCTCCTCCTGCTGCTCCTGTCTGCGCTGAAGTACCTGTTGTACCTCCTGAACCTCCACTACCTGTCATAGTGGTTATGCCTGATCCAGAAAAACTAGAGTCTCCGCCATCATCTCCATCTGCGTAATTACTAGCTTTATCATCTCCACCACTACCAATAGTGATTGTGTAGTTTTGAGCAGCTAATGAAAGTCTTGAAACAGCACAACCTCCTGCGCCTCCACCTGTTGCATTTCGTGTATCATGATACGAATATCTAATTGATGCCCCACTTCCACCTGCTCCAATAACATAAACAATCGCTTCCATTGCTACAGGACATGCCCAAGTCTGACTTTCTTGAAAAGCCATTACAGGATAAGCACCTTGTTCATTTTTAGTACCAATTATTGCCATTTTTTAATTCTCCTAGATTTCAAGGAATCCAATCGTTCCATCTACATAAACAAGTTGAACTGCATTACCACTAAACAAAGTTGCGTCTGCTGCTCCACTGTTAATATTTTGTGAGTTCCTTCCTATTGTTACTGTACCTCCACCTGTTGCTTTGATAATTACCGTATCTCCAGCACTTGATGAAGCAGGTAAAGTAATTGTAGTAGCACTAGAACTATTAACAATTAATTGATCTCCAGCAGAAGCTGTATAATTTCCTGTTTTTACTGACCATGCAGTATAGGCTCCACCTGCTGTAGCAAAGCTTAATGTTCCACTTCCATCTGTTTGTAAAAACTGTCCACTATCACCATCACTACTAGGTAATGTAAGTGTTATATCAGCAGTAGAAGCAGGGCCAATAAGAGTTACTTTGTTTGTACCATTATCTGAATCTTCAAAGAACTCTATAAATCCTGCAGAGGTAGACCCATTTTTAAGTTGTAAAGCACCAGTAACAGAACTTGCACCAAAAGCATTAGCAGAAGCTGTAGATGTAATACCTGCTGCTGCTGTAATGCCTCCACCATCTGCAATCGTGATAGCATTATCACCATCTGTAAAATCAATCGTAGCAGTTTCAATACTACCTGAATTAACTGTTAATCCTGTTGAATCAATGGTAACTCGTTTAGTATTGTCAGCATAAAAGTTAATTTGATCTGCTGTTTCAAAATCAATCTTTGTTTCATCATCCTCACCAATCTTTATATCAGTGGCTAATAATGAAGTAATTGTTGTTTGAGCTGACCCTAATACAAAATCTAAGGTGTTATCTGAATCATCATAAGTAACAGAAATACCTGTTTCAGTATTAGACCCAACCATTGCTCCAACTGTATCTGAGATAGTTTCAGCAAGGGTTGTACCATTGACTGTAATAGCATCTGCTTCTAGTGTGCCATCAATATCGACATCACCTGATATATCTAAATCAACTGCTATTACATTTCCTGATACTGTCAGATTACCACCAGAACTTAGTGACATCTTTTCAGCAGCAGCTTCAGAGGCAGCCGTTTTAAAACTTAACTTGGTGGCATTAGCAGAAGCACTAAAATCACCTTCAGATACAGCTTCTATACCTGCAGCTACTAATATTGCATCTGTACCTGTTCCTTCATCAGGAGCTTGGAAGTCAATCTTTCCTAGTACATCATTTGCTGCTATATCTGTTTCACCTGTCTGTAATGTTAATGAAACAGGTTTATCATCTGCTGTAGCTGTATGTTTAAGTATTAATCCTTTATCTGCACTGTGTACAAGTTTTACTTCTTGATCATTACCAAAGAAAACTACACCTGCATCTGCAAGATATAGATCAGAAAATTCTGCAGAAGCAGAACCTAATGTAGCTCCATCCGCACTAGCAGGAACAAGAGATGTCCCTACTGTCGCTGTATTTAAAACAGGACTGGTAAGAGTTTTATTAGTTAATGTATCTGTAGTTGCTTTACCAACTAAAGTATCTGTAGAAGCAGGTAAAGTAAGAGTTATATTACCAGCATAAGCACTATGAGGTGCAGATTGTAACTGAGCATAGTGAGCATTAGATGATTCACAATAAAACTTAATGTTAGAAACAGAACCACCATTCTTTAAAA